CCCGAAGGGAAGCATCGGCGGCCTGGTCCACGAGGATCTGGGGCTTGACACCGTGAGCGACGCGAACGGCAACAAGTACCGCGCCTACCAGGACCGCTACCAGTGGAAGTGCGGCATGGCGCTGCGCGACTGGCGCTATGTCGTGCGCATCGCGAACATCGATGTAACCGCCCTGGAGGCCGGCACCACCGCGTCGCCGGCCGATCCCGACCTGCTCATGCTCATGACCCGTGCCCTGGAGCGCATCCACAGCCTGTCCGGTGTGACTCCGGTGTTCTACGCGAACCGCACCGTGCGTTCGTTCCTGCGCCAGCAGGCGATCCGCGGCACCCAGAACAGCACGCTGACCTACGAGGACCTGGCCGGCCAGCCGATGGTCCGCTTCGGCGGTGTCCCGGTCCGTCGCGTGGATGCGATCCTGTCCACCGAAACCGCTGTCCCGATGACCTAAGGAGAACCGACATGATCATCGACGCTTTCAACGAGTTCTCCGCTGCGCAGGCCGTCACTTCGACGGCCATCAGCACCAACGTCATCGATCTGGGCCCGACGCAGGGCACGCAGACGCGCAACCTGGGCATCGGCGAGGACATCTGGCTTGTCGTGCAGACGAAGGTCGCGGCCACCGACTCGGGCAGCGATGCCACGCTGGCGGTGACCCTGGAGTCGGCCGACAACGAGGCGCTGTCCACCAACGCCACGGTGCACCACAGCACCGGTGCGCTGGCGTTCGCAGCGTTCTCCGTCGCCGGCACCACCGTCACAGCGGTGCGCCTGCCGTCGGCCAGCTATCGCCGTTATCTGGGCGTCCGCTACACCGTCGCCAGCGGCCCGCTGACGGCTGGTCAGTTCGATGCGTTCCTGACCAAGGATCTGCAGGCCGCTCGCCAGTACCTGAACAACGCGCCGATCGCGGCGACGGCGTAAGGGGGCGACATGGCGCGCTGGAAGCTGGCAGAGAACGCCCCTGTGCACTACGTGCAGGGGGCTGGCCTGGTCACGGGTGGTCAGGAGTTCGAGTTCGACGGACAGCCGTCGTCCTCGCACTGGCTGCGCCCCGAGGGCGGAGAATGGGTGCCGGTCGAGCGGGCCCCCAAGCCAGATATGCCGGCGGGCGCGACGAAACCCACGGGGGCGGCTGCGGCCGCCCCCGAGGCTCCGGCCGCTCCGGTAGAATCAGAGCCCGAAGCCGGCGAGTTCTGAGCCCGGCACCTGGAGGTGACCCGTGGCGTCTGTCGTGCAGGTCTGCAATCTGGCCCTGGGCCGGATCGGAATCGACCAGTTCATCGAGGACATCGAGGACCGCAACAGCCGGGCCATCGCCTGCAAGCAATACATCGACGGGTGTCGGATGGCGGTGCTGTCCGACTTCCCGTGGAACTTCGCGACGAAGGCCGTGCAGCTCGCGCGCGTGGATGCCACCGTGCCGGGCTGGTCCGTCGCCTATCGCTACCCCGCCGACTGCCTGACGCTGCGCGCGATCACCACCGCGGCAGGAGATCGGTTCCAGCCGCCGCCGCTGTGGGGTGCTGCTGAGGCTGAGCGAGCCACCATGATCCAAGGCACGGCGCGGTTCCGCGTGGTCATGGACCCGGAGACGCCCGACGCGCGCGTGATCCTGACAGACCTGGAGGATGCCTTCGGATGGTACACGGCCGACGTGCCGGGCCCGGCCGTGTGGCCGCGCCTGTTCGTTGAGGCTCTGGCCTGGAAGCTGGCGGCCGAGCTCGCTGGCCCGCTGCGCGTCGAGGCGCGGCTGCGCCAGTACGCGGAGACGACGTACCTGTGGGCGCTGTCGCAGGCGCAGGCCGGGTCGTTGAACGAGGAAGAGCCGGATCCGTATCCGGATTCTCCGTCGGTGCGGGTGCGCGACTGACATGGGCGCCAACCTGATCCAGCCGAGCTTCACCGGCGGCGAGCTGTCGCCGTCGCTGTACGGCCGCGTCGACATCGCGCGCTATCAGACCAGCGTGCGCACCGCGCTGAACATGATCGTGCGGCCCTACGGCGGGCTGACGAATCGCCCGGGCACGCAGTTCATCAGCGAGGTGAAGGACTCGACCGACCGCGTGCGCCTGATCCCGTTTGTGTTCTCGACGGGGATCGCCTACGTCATCGAGCTGGGCGACCTGTATGCGCGGTTCTACGCCAACGGCGCGCCGATCCTGAGTGGCGGCACGCCGTTCGAGCTGGCGACGCCGTGGACAGCCGCGCAGGTTCAGGATCTGTCGTTCACGCAGTCGGCCGACGTGATGATCTTGGCGCACCCGGCGCACCCGCCGCAGCGACTGCGCAGGCTCACGGCGACGACGTTCGATCTTGGCGAGTACGAGACGCGCGACGGGCCGTTCGCCGACCTGAACACCGACGAGGCGCGCGTGCTGGCGGCCTCGGCAGTCAGCGGCGTGGTGACGATAACGTCGAACACCGACGTGTTCCTGCCCGAGCACGTCGGCGCGCTGGTGTACCTGGAAGCGAAAGACCTTTCGCTGATCCGGCCCTGGGTGCAGGGCGACCGCGAAGTCGCCGCGGGCGCCATGCGCCGCAGCGAGGGGAAGACCTACCGGGCCTCGACCGTGCCGGCGCCGCCGGACACCTCCGGCGAAAACTGGACGGAGACTGGTCCCGTGCGCCCGATCCACGAAGGCGGTCGCGTGTGGGATGGCCCTGGAACCGTGCGCAGTGACGGCACCAACGCATGGGCTGTCGGCGTGGAATGGGAGTACGTCGACGCCGGGTATGGCACAGCACGAATCCTGACGGTCACGAACGCCCGTACCGTGACTGCGGTGGTGACGAAGCAGCTGCCGGCCGCTGTCGTCGGGGGTGTCGGCACGCCCGGCAACACGTGGGCATTCACTGGCGACGGCACGACGACGGTGTTCGACATCACGGGCGCCGTCTCGCCGTCGAACTTGGACTATCAGGTGTCGATTGCCGGTGTGCCCGTGCAGTCATTCCCGTTCTACGTCCCGCCGATCACTGGCGGGATCGGTGGCGACGGTCGGTTCGGTGGCATCAACGATCAGGTGGCAGAGCTGTGAGCACCCAAGGCTGGGACATCCTGCAGGCGTCCGAGGAAATCCGGTTCTATCTGCCGCCGGCCACTGGCGCGGCGATCTCCGTGCAGGAGCTCCCGCGCTCCGGACGGAACGCGACAGACATCTGGGCGATCGGCGCCTTCAGCGCCGTGAACGGCTACCCGGCCGAGGTTGAGTTCTATGCGGATCGGCTGATCTTCGCGGCGACTGGCCGGCAGCCGCAGACCCTGTGGATGTCGCAGACCGGCAACTATTCGGCGTTCGGCAAGTCCGTCCCCGGCGAGGACACCGACAGCATCGCTGTCACGCTGAACGCGCGGCAGGTGAACACCGTCCTCGACCTGGTGCCGCTGGAATCGCTGGTGCTCATGACCACCGGCGGCGAGTGGCGCACGTCGACCGGGCAGTCGGAGGTGATCGCACCGACGACGGTCGGGTTCAAACCTCAGTCCTACTTCGGCAGCGCGCGCGTGCCGGCCATCGTGATCGGCAACACCGCCCTGTTCGTGCAGCAGCGCGGGTACATCGTGCGCGACCTGGCCTATCAGTTCGAGTCGGACGGCTACACGGGCTCGGACCTGACGGTGTTTTCCCAGCACCTGCTTGAGGAAAAGCCGATCGTCGAGTGGGCGTACCAGCAGACGCCGTACAGCACGGTCTGGTGCGTGCGCGACGATGGCGTGCTGCTGTCGCTGACCTACATGCGCGACCAGCAGGTGGTCGGCTGGACACAGCACCAGACCGACGGGTTCGTCGAGTCGGTGTGCGTGGTGCCCGAGGCGCTGGAGGACGCGGTATACCTGACGGTCCGGCGCACAGTCGGAGGCCAGCAGCGCCGGTACGTCGAGCGGCTGTCGACGCGGATCGTCTCGAATGCTGCCGAGGGCGCGTTCATGGACTCGCACCTCACGTTCCGCGGCAAGCGCACGGACTCCGTGGCGCTTCGTCTTTCGCGCCTGGGCTCGGGTGGCTGGACGAACAACGACGTGCTGCAGCTGACGGCCGACTTCGGCACATCGTCGGTGTTCAACCTGACGGACATCGGCGATCATATCTGGGTCGAGTGGGAAGGCCGCACGCTGCGCCTCGCGATCACGGAGTACATCGACGCGGCGTCGGTGCGGGTGCAGCCTCTGCGAGACGTGCCGACCACGCTGCGCGTCGAGAACCCGGCCGATCAGCCGCCCCTGGTGGGCTGGTCGTTCGCGCGCGACACCATCGCCGGCCTGTCGCACCTGGAGGGCCGCGAGGTCGCCATCCTGGCCGACGGCTTCGTGCAGGCGCGTAAGACCGTCACCGGCGGCGCTGTGACGCTGGAGTCGCCGGGCACCATTGTGCACGTCGGCCTGCCCTACGTCGCCGAAGTCGAGACGCTGGAAATCAACGCCGGCATGCAGGAGTCGACGAAGCCGAGGAACAAGCGGATCAACCGGGTTTCGCTGGTCCTGCAGGACACCCGATCCATCAAGGCTGGCACGACGCGCGACCGGCTGGAAGGGCTGGAGCCGCGCAGCCTGTTTGACGACTATCAAGCGCCGCCGGCGCTCAAGCAGGAGACGTGGGAAGCATGGATCAGTGGGACGTTCGAGAAGGCCGGCCGGGTGATCGTGAGGCAGGAGGATCCGCTGCCGATGACGCTGCTGGCGATCATCCCCGAGGTGACGTTCGGCGAGTGAAGGCCATCGGCCGCGTCGTCGCCGCGGACTCTTCGCACATTGCCGTGATCGCGAGCCGGGCCCGGCATGCTGACCGCCTGGAGCTGTGGGCCGCCGCACGCCAGACGCCGGCACAGGCCCTGCTGGCGGGCATGGCCGAGGGCGATGCCTACACCGGGCTGATCGACGGCGAGCCGGCGTGCATGTTCGGCATCGTGCGCGCGAACCTGCTGGGCGGCTTTGGGGTGCCGTGGCTGGTGGGCACAGATTGCGTCGAGCGCAACGCGCGCGCATTCCTGCGGGAGTCCCGTCCGGTGTTCGACGCCCTGCGAACGGGATACCATGTGCTCGCGAACCATGTGGACGAGCGGAACACCGCTGCGCACCGCTGGCTTCGGTGGCTTGGATTCACCCTGTTGCCCCCGGAGCCGCACGGGCCGGATGGTCTGCCGTTCAGGCCGTTTTACTGGAGGCGAGAAGATGTGTGAACCGGCAACCATCGTGATGGGTGTGGCGGCCCTGGCCGGCGGCCTGTACGCGGCCGACCAGCAGAAACAGGCGGGCCGCTACGAACAGGAAGTCGCCGAACAGAACGCCAAGCTCGATCGCGTGCGGCAGGATCAGGCGCGCGAGGCTGGGAACATCCAAGAGGAACAGCAGCGCGCGCGTGTGCGACAGGTGCTAGCCAGCCAGCGCGCGGCGTTCGCGGCGCAGGGCGTCGACATCGGCACCGGCACGCCGCTGGATGTCTTGGGCGAGACGGCCGGCATGGGCTATGCCGATGCGCTGACGATGCGCTCGAACGCGCTGCGCGAGGCATGGGGCTACGGCGTCTCGGCAACCAACGAACAGAACCGCGGCCGGTTCGCGCGCTGGTCTGGAAACTCGCAGGCCACTGGCACCCTTCTGTCGACGGCATCGAGTGTGGCCGGCAGCTGGTCGCAGGCCGGATTCAGCGGTGGCGGTGGCGCGCGAGCGTCCGGCGGTGGTAGCCAGCCTGGCCCGTACCGCTCCGGCTACGTCTACCCGGGCCGCTGATCATGGCGCTCCGAGTCCCCCGCTACGACGGCGGCGCGGCCGTCCAGAACCTGCCCGGCGTCCGGGTGCAGGCGTTCGATACCAGCGCCGGCACGAACGCGATTGCGCGCGGTCTGCAGCAGGTGGCCGGCACTGTTGGCGACATCGCGCAGCGCGAGCGCGAGAAGGCCGAGGCCGCGCAGCTGCTGGACGCTGACCGGCGCCTGGCCGAGTGGGAAACCTCGACGCTGTACGCGCCCGAGACGGGGCTGCTGAACCGCCGCGGCAAGGATGCGCTGGGCCTGCCCGACGAGGCGCTGCCGTCGCTCGACAAGGTGATCAGCGAGGCCGAGCAGGGCCTGCGGTCGGACGCTGCGCGCCTGCGGTTCCGGCAGCTGGCGGCGGGCCGGCGCACCGACATCGAGCGGCAGCTCATGCGGCATGTGTCGTCGCAGTCCGATGCGATCCTGAAGGCCGAAACCGAAGCCTACGAGGCCACGGCGCTGAACGCCATTGGCGTGCACGCGCAGGATCCGGAGCGCGTGGCGCTGGAGACTGAGCGCCTGTGGGCAGCCAAGTCGACAGCGCTGGAGCGCATGGGCATGCCGGCCGAGGCGATCCGCGCCGAGCAGCAGCGCACCATGCAGTCTGTGCACGGCACCGTGATCGACCAGCTGCTGGCGCGGAACGATTACGCGCAGGCAATCGGGTACTTCGAAGCGAACCGCGACGCCCTGGGCGACCGCGCCGACGAGTACGGCCGCGCGGTGAAGCAAGCCGACTACGCGCTCAAGGAGGCCAGTGAGTCCGACGCGATCATGCGCGAGTTCGGCACCGGCCGGGCCGCGATTCAGGCCGCGCGCCGAATCGAGGATCCGTTCTTGCGTGAGCGCGTGGAGGGCCGCATCGACCGCGAGGCCGCGCGCCGCGAGCGCGAGCAGAACGAGGCTGAGCGCGCGGTGCGCGAAACCGCCTGGGCGAAGATCGAGCAGGCCGCGCCTGGCGCCGACCTCTACTCGGTGCTGACGCCGCGCGAGCTCGCCAACCTGTCGGCCATGCCGGGCGCGCTGTCGCAGATGGAGGGGCGCATGAAACAGCGCCTGCAGGGCGTCGAGGTGCAGACGGACCCGCGGGTGTTCGATCAGCTGCACAGGCTCATGGATGACCCGCAGGCGTTCGAGCGCGCGGACCTGTCGGTGCACTACGACAAGCTCGCACCGCAGGATCGGGACTATTTCAGGAAGGCGCAGGCGTCGATGCGCGACCCGGCGAAGGCGGCAGATTTCGCCAGCGAGTCGCAGCAGTTCGGGCTGGTGTTCGACGAGCTGGGCGTCTCGCGTTCCGGCGTGAAAGATGCCGAGTCGCGCGGCCTGTTCGAGCGCCAGTATTTCGCCGAGAAGCAGGCATTCACGCAGCAGACCGGGCGCGCGCCGAACGCTGACGAGCGCCAGCAGATGATGCGCCGGCTCATGCTGCCGTTCGTGCGCGAGCGCGCCATGTGGTGGGACGAAGAGCGGCGCGCGTTTGAGATCCCGGCAGGCGAGGAAGGCCGGTTCACGCTGCCGCGCGAGGCTCGGCAGCAGATCATCGACGCCTGGAAGCGCAACGGCGTTGAGATCCCAAGCGAACAACAGATCATGGAAACCTACATCATGGGCGGCGGCCAGTGAATCAGTACGACAGCACGGTGCGGCAACTGGTCCCGAACGCCAATGCGATGGCGGACAACCCGTACGACGGCGCCGTTCGCCGCCTGGCTGGCGTCCAGCGCGCGCAGGTCACGGGCGCCGAGCTCGAAGTCGAAGGCATCCCGCCGGATCAGTTCGCTCGGGGCCGGCAGCTGGCGGACGAAACGGGATTGCCGCCGATGCTGGCGGCGCGCGAGCTGCCGACGATCGAGGCCGACCGCGAGCGTGAGCGGTTCCGGCAGCTGACGCAGGGCTCGCCGACCCTGGCGCGCTGGCTCGCGAAACCCGAGAACATGGGTGTGGCGCGGGATGATGTCGAGCAGCTGTCGTTCCTCGAAGGCGTGTGGCGCACGTTCACCGCTGCGGTCGAGACGGGCGCGGAGATTCCGCGCGCGATTGGACAGGGCGCGGTGGGCGACTTCGCTGGCCGCGCGGTTGGTGGCGCTGGCGAGCTGCTGGAGATTGCGCAGCGCCGAACGTCGCCAACGGGCCAGACCCTGAATGAGCAGCTGCAGGATTTCGTCGCTCTGGTGAACCCCGAAGTGCGCGCCCTGCAGACCGCAGACCCGGTGCTGTACCAGCAGTACCGTGACAAGGTGCGCGACTGGTCGGCGCCCGAGTCGTGGCTGCAGGGTGCCGGCGGGCAGCTGCAGGAGGCGGGCGAGGCCATCGGCATCCCGCAGGAACAGCAGGGCGCCGTTTCTGCCGTAGGCCGCGGCGTGGGACAGGTGGCTGGCCAGCTAGCGACGGCACCTCTTGGCCTGACGGTGCAAGGTGCCGCGCTGGTGTCGCAGGGTGCGTCGATTCAGGCCGAACAGGTCGCCGAAGCCGGCGCCGAGGGGACGGCCGGCGGTGACGCCGCTGTCGCTGCCGGCGCCGTTGTGACTGGCGTCACTGAGCGCCTGGGCCTCGATTTCCTCATGCGCCGTCTTCCGGCGAACGTGCAGGGCGCGCTGCGCCGCCGCGTGTCCGATGTGCTGCTGGGCGGCGCTGGCGAGGCGACGCAGGAGGTGATCGAGTCCGTGTCGCAGGATCTGGTCGCCTACCAGTTCTACAACCCGGATCAGGACATCGGCGCCGACTGGCAGGAGGAAGGCGCAGTGGGCGGCGCGGTCGGCCTGCTGGTGCGCGCGCTGACCCACGTTCGCGCTCGCGCCGTCGAGATCCGCGACAGCGCCACAGATGCGCAGAAGCTGCAGTCCATTGCAGACGCCGCCGCGCAGTCGAAGACCGGACAGAGATACCCGGCGGCCCTGGCCGAGTTCATCCGGCAGGCGCGCGAGGACGGCCAGCCGATCCCCGAGTCGGTGTACATGGACGCCGCCGCGGTGTCGCGCCTGTTCTACCAGCAGGGCATCGACCCGGCGCAGGCGATGCAGGAGCTTGCCGGCAGCGCCGAGGCCGCGAGCGAGGCGGCCGTCACCGGCGACCTGCGCGTGAGCATGGAGCGGTTTGCGGCGTTCATCGCGACGCGGCCGGATGCCAAGGACCTGACTCGACTGGCGCGGCTCGACCCGGAGCGGATGACGCAGGCCGAGGTTGAGGCCGTCGATGTCGACGACTTGCTGTCGCAGATCTACGGCGGCACCGACGCGGCGGCTGCGCGCGCCGAGGCCAGTGCGCAGGAAGGCGATGCCGCCGAGCGCGTTCGCGCCGACTTGGTGGGGCAGCTGACGGCAGCCGGCGTCGACCGCAGCGCGGCCGAGCTGCAGGCGCAGGTGCTGTCGCAGCGATACCAGACGCGCGCCGAGCGTCGCGGCCTGGGCGAATCCGCGTGGGACGTGTACCAGCTGTCCGGCCTGACGATCGACCGCGAGACGCCGGCCGTGCGCCGCCTGCGCGATCAGGTCGACCAGTTCGACACCACGATCGACCCGCTGATCGACGCCGTGCGCACCGGCAAGGCGCCCGAGGACCGCGCGGTGTATGGCACGTCCCTGCTGACGGCGCTGGTGCGGGCTGGCGGCCTGAAGGACACCGGCGGCGATCTGCGATCGCGCGGCGCGCTGCAGCTGCGGCCCGGGCTCGTGTCGCAGAACGGCATGGGCCTGGATGACGCGCTGACCTGGGCGATCGAGCGCGGGTATGTGAATCCCGACGTGGACGACACCGGCGTGCTGTTCGACCTGATCGACCGCGAGCTGGGCGGCGAGCGGCAGTATTCGGACGAGGCGGTGAACCGGCAGCTGGAGGCGTTCCGGCGCGCGGCTGAGGATCTGGCGCAGGAGCTGGACCGCCTGGGGGTCGACCCGGCGACGGCGACGAACGAACAGGTGAAGCGGGCGCTGGGGATTGCGCCGCGGGGGGTGCGGGCGTTTGATCAGGAACAGACGGCCCCGGCTGGCGTGTTCGATCTTGCTCCCGGCCCTCGTAACCGCCGCACAGTGGTTGACGGCGTGTCGCTGTCCTATGCCATCGTCGACGGGACGGTGAAACTGAACCTGATCCGCACGCCGCGTGAGCAGCGCGGGCAGGGCGCGGCGCGCCGGGCGCTGCAGCAGTTCCTGGCCGAGACGGATGCCGCCGGCCTGCCGGTCGAGCTGGTCGTCGCCGAGCAGGACGCGGACACCGATGCAGGCCGGTTGCGCGGGTTCTACGAGTCGGCCGGGTTCAAGACGGTCGACGGCGATGTGATGCGGCGGGAGGCGCAGGCGGCGCGGGTGTTCCAGCAGGCGCAGGACCAGACGCAGACGCCGGAGTTCAAAGTTAAGCCCCCCAAGAAGCTCTATAGGGGGGTTGCAAGAGGGCTTCAAGATGATGGCTCAGAAGGACTTGGGACTTTCATGCTTGGTAAAGGGATATATAGCTCTCCAAGCAAGCGGTTCGCATCCATGTATGGCGAGGTTTCTGAAGTCTCAATTGATGTTGCGTTTCCAAGAAATCCTCTTGTCTTGAATGTAAGGATCGGATCGTCTGCGCCTGATTCGTTTAGGGAATGGCTGATAAAAGAGCGCGGGTTTAATAGCATTCGGGAGTTCAATAGATCATATAGCGATCCGGCCGATTACGTTAAGTCGCTTGGGTTCGATGGCATTGTGGCTGGTGATGAAGTAGTCAGGTATCTGGACTCCAGCGACAGCAACCGCGGCACCTTCGACCCCGCCGACCCGCGCATCCAGTACCAGCGCCCCAACCCCGTCGCAGTCGAACGCGGCCGCATCGAGTTCCGCACCGACGGCGGCGCGCGCATCGTGCTCACGGAGAACGCGAACCTGTCGACGTTCCTGCACGAGACGGGGCACCTGTGGCTGGAGGAGCTGATCACCGACGCGACCACGGCCGGCACCTCGCCGGATCTGGCGGCCGATCTGGACCGCGTGCTGCAGTGGATGGGCCTGCAGGTCCGAGCTGCCGACGGCGCCGACGCTGTGCGCGCTGCCGTACAGACCGATCAGCATGAACAGTGGGCGCGTGGCTTCGAGGCGTACCTGCGCGAGGGCAAGGCCCCGTCCTCGGCGCTCCGGCAGGCGTTCAGCCGGTTCCGCGCTTGGCTGCTGCGCCTGTACCGCGACATCACCGCCCTGCGCGTCGAGATCTCGCAGCCGGTGCGCGAGGTCATGGACAGGCTGATCGCCACCGACGCAGAAATCGAGGAAGCCAACGCGCAGAACGGCGCCGAGCTGTTCGCCGACTTCGAGCAGGCGCGCGCCCTGGGCATGACGGAGGCCGAGTGGGAAGCCTACGCGGCGTCCCGCGAACAGGCGACGCGCGAGGCTCGCGAGGAAGTCGAGCAGGCGCTCATGCGGTCATGGACGCGCGAGCAGCAGGACTACTACCGGCAGGAACGCGCGCGCATGCGCGAGACGGTCGAGGCCGAGGTGAACCAACGGCCGGTGTACCGCGCGATGCTGGCGCTTTTCGAGGTCGACGGGCTCAAGCTGGACAAGGCCGATCTGGTCGAGCGCTACGGCGAGGCTTTCCTTGCGCGCCTGCCGGGCCCTGGCGCTGGGCGGCGGAACCGCGGCCCCTACGTCTACACGTTGCAGGGTGGGACTGGCGTGGATCAGGCCGCGTTCCTGCTGGGCTACGACTCGGGCGATGCGCTGGTGCAGGCGCTGGTGAACGCGGAGAGCCGGCGCGACATCATCGAGGCCGAGACGGACGCGCGCATGCGGGATTTCTACCCCGACCCGATGCTAGACGGCACGATGGCCGAGCGTGCGCAGAAAGCCGTGCACAACGCGACGCGCGTCGACGTCATCGAGCGCGAGCTGCGCGTGATCGCGCGCGCAGCCGGGCAGCGCCCACAGCAGGCCGCCGTGATCCGCGTAGTCGCCGAGCAGATCATCGGCCGGCAGCAGATCCGGGCGCTGCGTCCGCGCGACTACCTCGTGGCCGAGCGCAAAGCTGCACGCGAGGCCTTGGAGGCGATGGGCCGCCGGCAGTTCGACATCGCGTTCCGGGCGAAGTACCGGCAGGCGCTGAACGCGCGCCTGTACGCGCTGGCTTCGCAGGCTGTGGATCAGGTCGAGTCGGCGCGCGCTTTCCTGCGCCGGTTCGAGACGACGAAGAAGCGCCAGCAGCTGGGCAAGGCGGGCGGCACCTGGCTGGATCAGATCGACGCGCTGATCGACGCGCACGACTTGAAGCGCGTGGCGAACATCGAGCTCGACCGCACGGCCGCCCTGCGCGAGCTGCGCGCCGCCGTCGACGCCGGCCTGATCACTGTCCCGCCGGAGCTGCAGGCGCGTCTCGACAACGCGGCCCGCGTGAACTGGCGTGAACTGACGGTCGGCGAGCTGCTGGCCCTGCGCGACACCGTGGCGAACATCGACAGCGTGGCAATGCGCGAGCTAGAGATGATCATCGACGGGCAGGTGCGCGACCTGGACGCGGATGCAGAGGCGGTTGCTGAGTCGATCCTGCTGGCGAACGCGGAGGCGCCGGCCTCGCTGGGCTCGAAGTCGCGCGCTGAGCTGCTGGCACGCTGGGGCGCCGATGCGATGGCGATCTGGAACCGGCCGTCTGACGCCGTGCGGAACGTCGAAGGCGAGACGCGCGGTCCGCTCATGCAGCGGACCATCGAGGTCATCCGGCGCGCGGTGTCGTCGAAGCTGGAGCCGATGAAGGCAAAGGCGCGCGAGGACATGGCCGAGCTGTACCAGAAGCATTACAGCAACGCCGAGCTGGTGAAGATGTCGAAGTTCCGCACGCGCGTGCCGGGCGTGAATCAGGACTGGACGCGGTTCGACCTGCTGGCTCTGGCGCTGAACTGGGGCAACGTCGACAACCGCGCGGCGGTGCTGGACTCGACCGCGAACGGCCGCAAGATGTTCACGGAAGCCGGCGTGATGCAGGCGCTGCGCACGCTCGACGCGCGCGACTGGGCGTTCGTGCAGGACGTTTGGGACTACGTGGATTCATACTGGCCGGAGGTGTCGGCCGCGCAAAAGCGCCGCACGGGGCTGGCGCCGAAGAAGGTCGAAGCCGCGCCGATCGAGATGCAGACCCGCGACGGCCAGACCGTGCAGGTTCGCGGCGGCTACTACCCGCTATCCTACGATCCGGGCAGCAGCCCGGCGGTGGCGCAGTCGGAGCTTGAGGACATCTTCAACCGGGTGAAGGCCGGCGGGTTCAGCCGCGCCGCCACGTCGCGCGGGCATACCATCGAGCGCGTCGGCTCCGGCGGCCGCCCGGTGCGCATGGACATTAACGTTCTGCATTCGCACCTCGACCAGGTCATCCACGACCTGGCGCTGGGCGATGCCGTCGAGTACGTGTGGAAGGTGCTGAATCACGGCACGGTGAAGTCCGCGTTCGGCCGCGTCGGCAAGCTGGAGGCGCACAAGTGGCTGAACCTGTGGCTGAAGGACGCGGCGGCCGGCGAGATGGGCGCGCGCTCCGTGCTCGACTCGGCGTTCCGCTGGATCCGCGTTGGTTTCACGAAGTCGCGCCTCGGCTTCAACCTGATCACCGCAGCGCTGCAGCCGACGGGTTTCCTGCAGTCGGCTGTTGTGGTCGGCAAGGCCAACATGCTGAGCGGCCTGCGCGAGTTCCTGTCGAGCCCGCGGGCGGCCTACCAGCAGGTCATGCAGCGGTCGGATTTCATGCGCACACGTTACGAGCTGAGCGCCTGGAACAAGGACGTGCAGGACACGATGACGGCGCTGCGCGGGAAGCACGGCATCATTCCTTCGTGGGCCGGCCCAGCGATGTTCTACATGATGCAGAAGACGCAGGTCACGGTCGACGTCACCACATGGCTGGCGGCCTACCAACGCGGCCTGCAGGACTACAACGGCGACGACGCGCAGGCGGTGACCTATGCCGACGGCGTTGTCGAGGCCGCGCAGACCTCGGGGTTCTTCAGCGACCGCAGCGCGATCGAGCGCGGATCGCTGTCCGAGACGACGCGTCAGAGCGAGTTCGTGCGCAGCTGGACGACGCTGATTTCCTACATGCTGGCGAAGGGGAACATCGCCTATACGCGGATTCGCCAGACGGACTATCGCTCCATCCCGCAGGTCGCGAATCTGGCGGGAGACCTCGCCATGCTGTTCACCGTCGAGGCCATCCTTGTGGCGCTGGTGCGCGGGGCCTGGCCGGGCGAGGATGATTCGTGGCTGTGGTGGCTTAGCTCGGAGTCCGCATACTCGGTGCTCGGCGGCATCCCGTTCGTCCGCGAGCTGTCGAGCGCGGCCAAGGGGTTCGACGTGACCGGCACGCCGCAGGCTGGGCTGCTGAACGACACGGGCAAGGCGATGACGCAGATCCAGCAGGGCGAGGTCGACGCCGCCCTGCTGAAGTCCATCAACAACGTCGGCGGCACCCTGTTCCACTACCCGTCCTCGCAGATGAACCGCGCCATCGATGCCTACTGGCGCGAGAACGTCGAGGGCGAGGACGTGGCGCCGATCGAGTACGTCACCGGCCGCCGCGGGCCGCCTGAGTGATGCGGCGGCGGCGGCGCGCGCGTAGAATCCCGGCAATCACTGGAGGCTGACCGATGACCGTATCGACCACGCAGGTGCGCAACGTCTACACGGACGCAACGGCGCCGACCTACCCGTTCACGTTCCGCATCCTGACGGCCAGCGACCTGGTGGTCACTTCGATCGACCCGGCCGGCGTCGCCACGGTGCTGGCGCTGAACGTCGGGTTCCGGGTGTCGGTCATCAACGCGACCGGCGGAACGGTGCAGCTGCTGGTCGCGCCTCCGGGTGTCGGTGGCCGCGTCGTGATCGAACGCGCGGTGCCGTTGACCCAGCCGACTGACTACGCGAATCAGGGCACGTTCTACCCGGAGACGCATGAGCGGTCGTTCGACCGCGCCACCCTGCAGATCCAGCAGCTGGCCGATGCTGTGCAGCGCGCGCTGACGGGCGACTCGGCCGGGTTCCCCTGGTACGACGCGCAGCAGAACCGGATCATCAATCTGGGCGACGCGGTGCTGCCGCAGGACGCGGTGAACCTGCGCACCCTGCAGGCTGCACTCAGCACGGCTGGGGCGTTGCAGGAGCCGCTGACGTGGACGTTCACGGGCGACGGCTCCGAGCGCACGTTCGCGATCACCGGCGCGCAGACGGATTCTGCGGCGTCCTATCAGGTGGTCATAGACGGCCTGATCCAGTCGCCGGCCGACTACGAAGTCAACCAGATTGCGGACGAACTGGTGTTCGTCACCGCGCCGCCGGACGGCTCGCAGATCTTCGTGCGCTCGTTCGGCTTCGCGGCGCCCATGACCGCGATGGACTGGGACGCGGACGGGAACCGGATCATCAACGTGGGCGCGCCGATCGACGCGGGCGACGCTGCCACGCGCGAGTACGTCGACGCGCAGGTCGCCACCCGGGCCGCGCTGGGGCACACGCACGACGCGGGCGACGTGGTGTCCGGGCAGTTCGTTGCGCAGCGCCTGGGCGGCGGCACGCCCACGGCCGTGACGGTGTTGTATGGCGATGGGCAGTGGCGCGTGCCTGACGCTACCGCCGGTCTGCCATTCACGGCGCGCGGCGACCTGATCGTTTTCGACGGCACCACGGCGCAGCGCATCGGCGTCGGCGCCAACGGGCAGGGCCTGGTTGCAGACGACTCGCAGCCGCTGGGCGTGCGCTGGGGCAGCGTCACCGTCACCGATGAGCAGGTGCAGGATGTCGTCGGAACGATGGTGCAGTCGTCGGCCACTGTGACCGCGACCTATGATGACCCGGCCGGCACGCTGACGCTGGCCGTCGCCTCGGGCTCGATCGGTAGCACGCAGCTGGCTGACGGCGGCGTGATCGCCGGGAAGATCGGCACTGGCGCAGTCGGCACCACGGCGCTGGCCGATGGCGCTGTCACGACTGTCAAGATCGGTGACGGACAGGTCACGATCCCGAAGATTGGCGCCACTGGCACGCCGTCCTCGATCGCGTACCTGCGCGGTGACGGGGCGTGGGCAGAGAACCCGTTTGCCGCAACATTGCACACGCACGCAGCGGCCGATGTGGTGTCTGGGATTTTCAGCCCGGCGCGGATTGCTGCAGGCTCAGGCGCGATCGCCCCGGGCGACGAGCAGTATTACTTCCCGAACGCGGCCGGCACCTGGACGCGCCTGGAGGCGCTGTACGACGGCTCCGTCGTCCCAGTCGGCGCTGGTCCCTCGGGCGGCGGCTCGATCGACGCGGAGACGGTGCGAGACATCATCGGTGCGGCGCTGACGGACACGGCGACCGTGGCGTGGACGTACAACGATGGCGCGGACACGATTTCGGCGAACGTGGTCGCTGGGTCCATCGGGCTGACGCAGGTGAACACGGCGTCGCTGGACACGCGGTATGCGCTGATCGGGTCGGGGGGATCGGGGGCGCTGCCGCCCGGGGGTAGCGCGGGGCTGTTCCTGCGCGGCGATGGCTCGTGGCAGAACGAGCTGATCTCGCAGAGTCCGTTTTCTTCGGCGCAGATCGGCATCAGCACCACCAATACCGGGACGACTGGCCGAATCTCGTTTGCCGCAAACCCGTTCGGTGCCACGGAGAGTGGCAGCTCGATCATGTATTCCCGCGCTGTAGCATCCGGGTCCGGCACGGTTCCGAATGGGGTTTTTAACGAGCTTCAGGCGTGGAACCAGATTGCTGGCGCCGCGCAAAGCGCGTGGTTCGTTCGGTCTGCATTTGACAACGACAAGGCCGGTCTTTCGGTTGGCCCCAATGGCGCCACTGGGCGCAGTGTCGCATTTGAAATCGACCTGACATACACCCGCTCAGGTGGGACATTTGGCGCGTTGGTTTCTCCAGCCGTCTCTGTTTCTGTCGGCAACATCGGGCAGGGGATCGCCGGCAACCTGTCAGTCAACGGCGCCATCACTCGCGGCGCCATCGGCTCCGGCTCTGCCGTCACCATCGACGCCAGCCGAATCACCAGCGGCATCGTCGCCCCCGCCCGCCTCGGCGGCGGCTCCCCGTCCTCGTCGACGTACCTGCGCGGTGACGGCACCTGGGCGGCGCTACCGTCGGCCTCGGGTATCACGGTCACCGACACGCCCACCATCGACCTGACGTTCACCGCGGGTGCAAACCTGTCGGCCGGCATTGTGCCTGGCAGCGTGGGTCCGTCGCAGCTGGCGAGCTCGCTGGAGCTGAACGCAAATCTCGTCATCGGCGCAGCCGCGGCCGGCATCAGCGGCGACAAGATCCGGCTCGGTGCGTCGACGGCCGTCACCATCGACGGCGTGACCAATGGCGGCCCCTCGGGCACGCTGACGGGCGGCGCGCTGCTCGACGGCAGCGTGATCACGCGCAAGCTCGGGATCGGTGCTGTGACCAGCACGCGGATCGCTGACGGCGCTATCGGATCGGCGAAGGTCGCGAACGGCGCCATCACCCCGGCCAAACTGTTCGGCGGCGCTACGACGCCGACGGCGGACACGGCGTACTTCGGCGACGGCACTTGGCGCGTCCCTGCGGGCGGCTCTGGCGGCGGGTTTATCAGCGCGGTGACGAACACTAGCAGCGTGCAGCTGACCGTCGCAGGCGGCGTGCTGTCGGCACAGGTGCCGGTGGGGGGTATTTCGCCTGCGCGGCTGCAGTCATCCTCCGGCGTTCCTGGCCCGACAACATTCTATCGCGGCGACGGAGCCTGGGTGTCGGCGTCCGGCCTTCCGGGCGTCTACAACGTCAAGGATTACGGGGCCGTTGGGAGCGGCAGCTCTGACGACACCGCTGCAATCACGGCTGCAATCAATGCTGCTGAGTTTGCTGGCGGCGGGATCGTTTACATACCGCCCGGATTCTATGGGATTTCGACAACCCTACAGATGAAATCGGGGGTATCGGTAATCGGTGCCGGAATCGCTCCTACTCAGCTTTTCTGGATCGGCGCTGACGGTGGAACAGTGATTCGCTTCGAGGGAAACAAGAACGGAAGCCGCCTCACCGACATGAGCATTCTCGGAAGGCCTGGCTCTGCTGACTCGGCTTTTTGGCCTGCGGTGGCTATCCGCATCGGGTCCCTGCAGTTCGGTGAACTCAAGAACCTGTCGATAGCAAGGTTCTCGCAATACGGAATCTGGGCTCAGTCCGAGACGGGGCTTGATTGCGCGTGGAACAATTTCCAGAACATCAACATCGACTCGTTCTCTCGCGGCGCCAGCACGACCGCAATCGGCCTATACTTGGACGGTGGAGGCGGCGCAAAGAATGTGTGTCATTGCACTTTCACGAACATTTCGATCTTCCATAGCTACATGGCTCTTAAGGGCGAGGATGCAGACAACAACTGCTTCACCCTGCTCATGTGCTTCAAGTCTGGCCCGACCGCACTTGCTCAAGAAGTGCAGTTCGGTCCGGTGTTCCGTGGCAACTACTTCTTCCACTTGCAGTGTGCCGGCCTTCTCGCTAAAACTCCTGCCGAGGCAGGGCTCGGCAACACTATCTTCGGATACGACCGTGAGAACGGCCAGCCTGCTCCGATCGC